GTGTTGGATGTGCTGACATCCGCGGGGTGGACGATAGTGGGTGAGAACGAACGAATGACGTATGTGAAGCGTCCCGGCAACACGGATGCCGATACATCGGGTGTGGTGTTCAAAGATTCGGGATTGTTTATGCCATTCACGACATCAACACAATTCGAGGCGGAACAATCATATGATTCATTCCAAGCGTTCGTTGTACTGGTTCACAATGGCGATTTCCAAAACGCGATTCGCGAATTGCGAAACGATGGATTTGGTGAGCAACAAGCCCCAGCGATTCCCGACGATGCGTTGTTTGATTATGAGAGCGCAACCGATGACGACATCGATGAAATGAAGGCGTTGTTGGAATCATTAGAAGTGGATTCAACCAAAGAGATTGAAGAACCCGAAAAGGCCATCACGTTGCATTTTGGAACGGATGAATACATCTTTGGAACGATGGGCAACTTTTCATTGATTCAAGGGAAAGCTAAATCACGGAAATCATATTTCTTGAGTGCGTTAATGGCGGCGGCGATATCACAACACAATGTTTGTGGGCACATACGTGGACACGTTGCCGACAAAGTCAACATTTACATTGATACGGAACAAGGCGATTGGCACGCATCAAAGGCAAAGAATCGAATCCAAACGATGGCGGGATTGGACCCACGCGTCAATCATCCTAATTTCAAACATTATCGATTCCGTGGATTGCTTACCAACAAAGAACGATTGAAATTGACCGATTACGTCATGCAGTCGTTTGACAACATCGGTTTGGTTGTCATTGATGGTGTGGTTGATTTAGCATCAAAGGGTGTCAACGACGAAGAAGAAGCGACCGCAATCGCGTCCAAGTTGTTGCAGTGGACCACGGAAAAGAATTGTCACATTTCGTGTGTATTACACGAAAACAAGAACGACAAAAACGCGAAGGGACATTTGGGTTCCTATCTCGTCCAAAAGTCAGAAACAACCACGTCATTGGCTAAATCAGAAACAACACCGGGTGCATCTGATATCGTTCCCGAATACACACGGAACAAAGAGTTCCCATCGATGGAAATGACCATCACCGGATATGATTCCATTGAACTGGTCCAAAAGGATGATTTGGAATCAGCACCCGAACGCGTGTGGACCATTGAGGACCACAAACGATTGGCACCGATGATTGAAGGCAGAACACCATCACAAGCCATCAAGTTCATTGCGGACACTGAAGGCGTGTTGAAGCGCATCGCGGAAAAGGCGTTGAACGAGATGGAAGCAAACAAAATGATTCAGTATTCAAGCAAAGGACGCACACGCACGATTGAGATTGACAACATCATTTAAAAACGTTATATTGTGAAGATAGATTTAAAAGTGCGCAATTCAATCGCCCAACTGATTGTTGACATGGATATTGGTGAAAGCAAACCAATCCGAAAGCGTGAAATGATTCCAATCATTAAAGAAGTAAACGACACGGCATTGATTGGCCACGCCGTTCGATTTGTAAAGAATGCAAACGATGAGGTCATTGGATTGAAGAAGTATAGAAAAACCGCAATTGAAAAACGATTTGAAACCAACACATAAGGTTTGCACTAAATGCAAGAAGGAACGGCCCATTGAACAATTCAACAAATTGATTCGGGGTCGTGATGGCCGACGCGCTCAATGCAAACATTGCGACAAACGATATTCAGAACAACGAGGGTTGAACGTGCCACAAGAACCAAGCGAATACACGTTGGACAAACAAACGATGATGAACCACATGTACATTCACTTCGGTTGGTGGGAATCAAAGATGACGGCGATTGAACGCGACCAACGCAATCGTGATGTGCGCAAGTATTATAAAGAAGAACAAAGAGATAAACTAAAATAGAGATGCCGAATGTACCAAAGAGAAAACAACGGCCTTGGTTGCAAGGTCAGAACAAAGCAAGTAAGCAACGTAAAGAACGAAACAAGTTCTATCAAACCAGTGCGTGGCGAACGCTCCGCAATATGTTCATCAAACGACATCCATTGTGTGTCGAATGCGACGGCATTGGCCAAGTGGTTGACCACATCATCCCAATCAAACAAGGTGGTGATTCGTTGGAGTGGGACAACCTACAAACAATGTGTCATCGATGTCACAATATAAAGAGCGGAAAAGAAGCACATGAATAGCATTGGAAACAAAGGCGAACGAATCGTCCGTGAATATTTTGAGCGCATTGGTTACATTGTAACAATGGCACCGAAACGCAAGTTTTATTTGTATGATATGGAGTGCAATCATTGGGAACATTCATTCACCATTGAGGTAAAGACCGACGCGTCGGCATATAAGCACGCGCAACGTCGTGGCGAACCCGACAACCCGCGATTGTTTGTGGAGTATTACAACGAAACAAGCCACGAAACGTCCGGGATTGCGGCATCACGTGCCACGTATTACTTTTATTTAATGGTAAAAGATGACCAAAAAATTGAATGCAATGTGTTCAAACGTGATGAATTGTTTGATTTTTTAATTGATTCAGACGTGTACACACACACGTTAACACCACGATTTGACGACCATCAAACAACTGGTTGGTTGCCTTATCTTGAGAATTTGCGCGATAATAATGTGTTAAAGCGTCAATTCATCATTGGTGAATGGTAATAAATGCCCACATATTACCACGGGAGGGGCGGTATTGAATGTAAAAATGGTAAAATCTGAACATCACCGCCCCCATAAAGCGAACACGACCGCATTTTTGGGCCGATAAAAGTCAAGATGTGGGCAGTTGATGATAAAATGTGATTGAAATGATTGATTTGAAAAATATGGATTGCCTTGAAGCAATGCGCCAAATGACTGACAATCAATTTGATTTGGCGATTGTTGACCCGCCGTATGGATTGGGAAAATCTGTTGTTAATAGCGGCGGAAGATTCAAAAGATATGAAAACAAAAACGGGAATTGGGATTTGGAAATCCCATCAAAAGAATATTTTGAAGAATTGTTTCGTGTTTCACGAAATCAAATAATTTGGGGCGGAAACTATTTTCCATTGCCCCCACACAAATGTTTTATTGTTTGGGATAAAAAACAACCTCAAGGAGTGAGCTTTGCAATGGCGGAATTGGCTTGGGTTAGTTTTGATAAAGTGGCAAAAATATTTCGTCATAGAACACAAGGTCAAGAGCAAAGATTTCATCCAACCCAAAAGCCCGTCAAGTTGTACGAATGGATTTTGGACAATTACGCAAAAGAAGGCGATAAGATTTTGGACACGCATTTGGGTTCGGGTTCGATTGCGTTGGCTTGTCACAATCGTGGATTCGATTTGGCTGGATTTGAAATTGACAAAGAATATTTCGACAACGCGGTTGAAAGATTACGTGTCCACCAATCGCAACTAACAATGTTTTAAAATGGGAAAAGGAAGAAAACCAAAACCGACGGCAATATTGAAAGCGCAAGGCACTTACGATGCGAGCCGACACAAGAATCGATTGGAAGCCGACGGCATTCCAACCGCGCCCGCAGTACAATCAGCGAATGAAACATTTGAATGGCTCGTTCAAAAATTGGACGACCTTGGCGTCGTCGCTGAAGTGGATGCGATGGCGTTGCAAATGTTGTCGGACGCGTGGGAAGATTATCAAGTCGCGCGCGCCGTTGTCAAAGAACAAGGTCCAACATATGCGACCACAACCGCACAAGGCGATTTGATGTGGCGACCACGACCGGAAGTTTCAATGATGAATGCCGCATGGTCCAAGGTTGAAAAGATGATGATTCAATTTGGATTGACCGCATCGTCACGCGCAAAGATTGAGATGCAAGAAAAGATTGAAACGCTTGATGACTTGATTGGATGACACACGACGAAACAAAATCAAACAAAATCATCAATTTCATTGAACGCGTTTGCACGCACGTGAAAGGTGATTTGGCAAACCAACCTTTCCTTTTGGAAGATTGGCAAAAGGAATTCATTCACAATATGTTCGGCACAATGAACAAGACGGGTTTGCGTCAATACCGAACATCGTATGTTCAGATTCCGCGAAAGAATGGAAAGTCAAATTTATCGGCGGCGATTGCGTTGGCGATTTTGTTCGTTGAAAAAGAACAAGGTGCGGAAATCTATTGTTGCGCATCATCACGGGACCAAGCAAAGATTGTGTTCGAGGTGTGCAAACAAATGGTTCGCAACTCCGCAATCTTGACAAAGAATTGCAAGACGTTCCAAAACTCAATCGTGCTGAATGGGACCAACTCGTTTTTGAAAGCGGTCGCGGCGGATGCTGGATTGTTGCACGGGGCGAATGCGTCCGCGGTCATCTATGATGAATTACACACGGCGAAGAATCGCGACTTGTGGGATGTGATGGCGACGTCAATGGGTGCGCGTTCGCAACCTTTGATGATTGCAATCACCACGGCTGGAGTGTTCGACACGAATTCCATTTGCCACGAATTGTATTCGTACGGCAAACGAGTTGAAGAAGGTGTGATTGAGGACGACACGTTTTTGCCGCTTATATATGAAGCGGACCCCGACGATGACATTCACGACCCAAAGGTTTGGAAAAAGGCGAACCCAAATTTCGGCATCTCAATCAAGCCCGAATATTTTGAAAAGATGGCGCGCGAGGCAAAGACGTTGCCGTCGTCGGAAATCGCATTCCGTCAACTGCATTTGAACCAGTGGGTGAACTCATTGGCGTCGTGGATTACCGATGACGAATGGATGAAATCGGCGGGCAATATAGATTTGGAACAATTGAAAGGACGCAAGGCATACGCGGGACTCGATTTGGCCGCGGTTGAAGATGTCACGGCATTCGTTTTGGCGTTCCCAATGGATGACGAAAGCATCAAGATTGTGCCGTTTTTGTTTGTCAGTGAAGCCGCCGTTGAACGACGTCGGAATCAAACGGGTGGTTCGTACGATAAATTCGTGAGTGCTGGCGAACTGATTGTGACGGAAGGCAATTCAACGGATTATGCAGTCATTGAAAGAAAGATAAAGGAATGCGCGGAAATCTTTGATATTCAATCCGTGGCTTTTGATAGATGGAATTCGAATTCATTGGTCCAACAATTGACGGATGCCGGGATTGAGATGGACCCGTTCGGCCAAGGTTTTATTTCTATGACGGCACCGATTAAGAATGCGGAAATATTAGTGAAAAAACGATTGTTGCATCATGGCGGTCACGGAATGATGCGATGGATGGCGGCGAACGTGGTGACAAAAAAAGACGATGCCGAGAATGTGAAGTTCAGTAAATCAAAAGCGGGTGACAAGATTGACGGAATCATTGCAATGATTATGGCATTGGGTGAGATGATGACGATGGAAGGAAAAGATATGACGGGAACGTCCACATATGAATCGCAAGGAATCCGAATGTTATGATGAACATTAAAGATGCCCAATCATTGGCGATGCAATTGTTTGAATGTGGAATGACGCCGTGGATTGCAGAATCGGGTGACGGGTACATTGTGCGCATCTTACTTGATGGAGAAATCATCAACGTGATGCGGTCGGATGTTGAACACGTTGGGAATAATTAAAAAAGTTTTTCACGTTTTGTGGATTGTATTGTTTTTTTTGTATATTTGAAGTGTTGCAACGGAGCAACGACCAAAACAAACACCACATGACAAATTCAATGACAAAAACAACAACGGCAAAAGCAACAACATTCACTTACCAAACCGCAAAGGGTTTGAACGTAGAAACATTCGAAGGGTGTGACATCACCTTGATGCGCGATGGGTTGTTCGTTTACGAAAATTGGGTTTCATCTTTAATGATGCCGTTCTATATTCATCAACTTGAGGAGGAACTAATAAAAAGAGGAATCGAATACACCAAAGAGGAAAAGTAAGAATCCCACACACCAACCGCCCCCCCGCTGAGACAAACGGGGGGATTTGGTGGTAGAAACCAAAACAAACACCACAATGAAAACATTTAAAAAACACCCGGTCACAATCAACGCTTTGCAATTCTTTGTTCAATACTTAGGTGCTGAAGTTGAAGGCAATTGCAAATGGCACATCACGTCGATTGACATTCCAAACATTGATTCGGAAATCGACA